AGCTAAACCCATCAATGTGTTGCGGCTTGATGGTGGGATCAGGAAGAAACGGCCATCCATTGGTGTGTCGTTGTCGTCCAACCTTTGGATTGTGCGACGGATAGCTGCATCAGTCAGAGCGGCTGCGTTAGACGATGTTGAGTTGTATGCAGTTGTACCGTTTGAGCCGATAAAGGCTTTAGTCGATGCTGCCGATGTTGCATAATCGTCGGTGCCAACTGTTGCGCCGTTAAATGCACGACCCAATTGAATCAAGTTGGTATCTACTTGACGCGCCAGTGCATAACCAGCATCGGCAGTGTAAAACTGACGCATTGAGTTCAGAGCTTGAATTTCAGCGATGTCCTCGATCAAACGGCTGTACTCATAGTGCTTGTCGATAGTCACTTGCACTTCAGTGTTGCTAGCAGCAATCAATGTCACTGCATCGGTTGCTACTTTTAACGATGCCGAACCGCGTGTTGGTGCTGGGATGTGAATCACATCGCCTTTTTTGCCGCGGAAGTTCATCTTCATGACCAGATTGGCCAGAACAAGATTCTTCTTGTAAGACGCAACAATTTCATCACTCCAAATCTCTGGAACGAAGGTACCGGCGCTCGATACGGTTACGCTATTGGTTGGGGAAAATGCTGTATTTGCCATTTTATTACTCCTAGATCAAAAGTGTTTATTTGACCCGACCCTCTTGATACGCCGCCATAATCTCATCAGACAATGCGTCATATCGGGCTGGATCGTTCATTTTTAGCCGAATTAGGTCAGCACGTCGGTAAACTCTTTTTGAACTCTCACCGCTTCCACCGCTATCGACTTGTACAGATTTCATCGTTTTCTGGCGATCCGTTGATGCTTGTTGGGTCGCTTGCTTCGTCTGAATACCACGCAACTCTTTATAGGTGGACAGCAATTCGTTAGCCGAATCAAAATCAAACTCTGCATCAGCGCGCTTGAATAAATCCAAGCGGATATTTGACGATTTAACCCAATTAACAAACCCATCATCTCGAACGACTTGTTCAAAATCAGGGTGTGCTTGAGCTAACTTTTGCTGAGTCTGTAGCGCTCTTAACTCCATTGCGGCCTTGCGAGCCTCAATGATGTCAGGGTGCCTATCAATCGTATTACGAACTGCCTTTTGTGGGTCTTCGTAGAAGTCCACTTCCGGCTCTTCCTCTGCAATAGGTTGCTGCCTAGAATTGAGGTTTTGCTTAATCAGTTCATCAGCCAGTTTCCGCACTTCGCCGACTTCTTGCGCTTGGCGTCCAATGACTTTTTCCGCTTCTTGGTGCATCTTCATAACGTCTTCAAGAGACTTATTCCGATACCTTTCAGGAAGGTCTGGTTTGTCATTACCAATCGTAGATTCTAGCTTGGCTTCCTCTGTCTCTAACTCAGAAGGCAACTCATTTTCTGGATCAACTAACATATTAGGTTTCCTTTTCCTGCCATCTTTTGGTTCCCAGGATAATAATAAACAGGCCAGAATCTGGTTATCTGTTCGCTTTTTGCTCCGCAGCGAGTTTTTCTCGATGCCTACGGTCAAATTGGGCTGCGGCGGTCGGGAATGATCCTGACCAACCCTCCAATCTAAACGCTGGAGCAGATATTATGCGGTCGGCTTTGCCTCCGCACTCGCATTGAACTTGAGTCAGCTCATAACTGACCAATTTCTCAATACGATGCCCGTTCTCACAGGCAAATTCATACATTCGGCGCATTTAAATCCTCATAAGCATCTGAGCTGACTTGTCGCAAGTTTTTCAGCCATAGCAAAATAGAAAGTTCGCCTTTCTTGAATTGTAGACTTTTTTCGTCTTCAACAGCAGAAAGATTATTCAATGCGTTTACCATTTCGTCAACGTCTTCCATCAAGTCACCCCATCCTGAGGTGGCCATCATGGAAAAACGCTCTTCGTAATACTTTTGCAGCTCAGGCGTCATTCAAGACCCATGAAGTTGTGGCTTCGTCCCACGAATACATACCGCCATCTGTAGGCATTGCTACTGGTGGTTGCCATACAACATTGGAATCTAATGTCCAGCTTGGAAATGGCTGCGGAGGAACAAACGCATCAATGTCTGCACGATAAGTGTATCCAATGCCAGCGCAATTTCCGCGATAAGGAGTGCCGCCATTATTATGAATATTTCTTAGTGTGTTGTAGCTAGTACGCTTGCATACTTGACCACGAAACTCACCATACCAAACTTCCCAATTAACTCCATCTTCGCCTTCGTTTTTACCAACGATGACCTCTGTAACAATATTGTTTTCATCTAAAAATGCGTAATGTGCCATCTCATTAACTCCACGAAACATTGCCAGTTCCGGCAGTTATTGATGTAACTTTATCGCTTCCAACAGTTGCCGTTGAAAAAGTTAATCCACCACCAGGATTAGAGATTGTAAAAGAAGATGGATACCTAAGAATAACTATGCCGCTGCCTCCGTTTCCACCATCGGTATTGCCAGCACCGCCGCCACCGCCGCCTGATCCACTATTTGCTTGAGCAGCAGAGCCTACAGAACCGCCGCCGCCGCCACCGCCTCGGCCTGAACCGCCTGTGGTTGTGTTTCCATGACCGCCGCCGCCGCCGTCTGAATAGTAAATAGTGCTTCCAGTAATATCGGAAGTTAATCCAATACCGCCGTTGCCATTTGGCCCATCGCTACCAACAGCTCCAGCACCACCACCACCGCCACCGCCGTTACTAGATGAACCATTACCGCCGTTATTCCCTTGACCAGATGTGCCGCTTCCAGTTTTTCCGGTATTCCAACCAGAACCAGCGCCGCCGCCAGAACCGCCATTCGCGCCAAATGCGTCTGATGGAGAAGCTGGAATCTGACCAACACCGCCGCCTCCACCTCCAATAGCAGTAAATGTGTTAAATACTGAATTAGAACCGTTAGCACCTCTAGTCCAGTTTACTATTGACCCAGCACCAAAAGCGCCAACAGTTACTAAATAAGAAGTGTTAACAGCCAAACTTAAATTTGAATTAGTTAAAAATCCACCAGCACCGCCCCCGCCGGCATCCGTATCGCCACCGCCGCCGCCGCCAGCAACAACTAAATATCTAACTGTTACTGCTGAAACGCTAGGAGTTGCAGCCACCAGCATATTCATAATCCCACTCATGACACGTTTCCTGCTACGACACAAACTGTACCGCTAATAAACAGCACCGTTGCAACGCCTCTGGTAGCTAATGTCATTGTTGATTTATCTGTATCCGTACCAGCAATGTAAGCTGTAGTAATTGAGCAGGTAATCGTAATGTTGCCACTCGTATTATTAAAGATAGAGATTGCGTCACCTTCAGTAAACGTAGCGTCAGGAATTGTTATAGAGCCACTTGTACCTACTTGTACATACTTACCTACATCACCAACAGCAAGTGAGTAAGAACTAGTTTTAGTTCCAACCGCAGGTAGGTCACGGTAGCCGATAGGGTTAGTGCCATCCACCGTGCAGTTAGTTAGTGTGCCGGAACTTGGTGTACCTAATGCACCACTAGGTGCAACATAATCTGTTCCAGCGGTAGCATTTGCTAATGCACCACCACTATTGGCTTTTAATATTGCCGTGCCACTTGGCGGTGCAAGATAGTCTGTGCCAGATGTAGCGGCTGACGCTACACCTGATGTAGCCTTAACCAAACCAGTTAGCGATGCACGTTTGATTAGTTTGCCGGTCGTAGAGTTAAACAGCGCTAGCTCGGAATCGACCGACGATGCTGGGCCGACAACATCGCCAGAGCCGGTAGAGGCAAAGGACAAAACGCCAGCTCCATCGGTAACTAGCGCTTGGTTAGCCGTTCCATCAGCGATAGGCAGCGCAAGCGTTAAGTTGCTGTTAGTGTTTCCTGATTGCAGAGTGGTAGTTCCTGTTCCACTCGCATTCCCTTGAATTTTTAAATTACTCATGTTGATTCCTTAATTAAGAACTAACCATTTTTGACCAGTACCCACCGTTACCGCTATCCCAGTATTTACAGTAACAGGGCCAACTGATAGGCCGTTTTTGGCCGATGATATAGTGTAATTAGACGCGATTACCTGATCGTTTTCCAAAATATTGGAAGAACCACCGCCTGATGCCGCAATTGTAATAGCTCCTGCGGCATTTGTGATCGTTATGTTCGTGCCAGCCGTTAGCGTTGCTTTCGTTAGCGTGTTGCCGGTGGAGTTACCAATTAACAGTTGGCCATCGGTAAATGTGGTTTGACCTGTACCGCCATTAACCACTGGCAAAGTACCTGTCACACCGGTAGATAAAGGCAAACCGGTTGCATTGGTTAATGT